CACAAGCCAAATACGGAGAAATCTAATGTCTTTCGAAGCACTTAAAAAGCAATCTAAACTTGGTTCTCTCACCGATAAACTGGTGAAAGAAGTAGAAAAAATGAATACTACCAGTGGATCTTCTGATGATCGCTTCTGGAAACCTGAAATGGATAAGAGCGGTGTAGGTTCCGCTATCATCCGTTTCCTCCCTGCTCCTGAAGGGGAAGATCTTCCTTGGGTCAAAATGTATGCTCACGGATTCCAAGGTCCTGGTGGTTGGTATATCGAAAACTCTCTGACTACTCTTGGTCAGAAAGATCCTGTTACAGAGTATAACCGCACTCTGTGGAATAGCGGTAACGATAAAGATAAGGAAACTGTTCGCAAACAAAAGCGCAAACTGTCGTATTTTGCTAACATCTATGTTGTAAAGGACCCTGCCCATCCCGAAAACGAAGGTAAGGTCTTCCTGTTCAAGTTCGGTAAGAAGATCTTTGATAAGATTCTGAATGCTATGCAACCCGAATTTGAAGATGAAGAACCGATCAATCCTTTTGACTTTTGGAGTGGTGCAAACTTCCGTCTGAAGATTCGTAAGGTTGAAGGTTATTGGAACTACGATAAGTCGGAGTTTGATTCGTCTTCTCCTCTTCTCTCTGATGATGATGCCCTGGAAGCAATTTGGAAGAAAGAGTATTCTCTCTCTGCTCTGGTTGCTCCCGATCAGTTCAAGACCTACGATGAACTTGAGAAGCGTCTGAACTACGTTATGGGCAAGGGTGCTGTTGCTCCTAAGTCTGCATCCGCAGATGAAGAAGAAGCATATGAATCCTATATGCCTAAGAAGACTCGTGAAGATGATGTTATGGCAGAACTTGAAGAGTCTTATCGCAAGAGTAAGAGTGCTCCTGCAATGCCAGAGTCTATGCGTCAGGAACTAAACAATCTTTCCAGTTCAAATTCTGATGAAGATGAAGATGATGCTATGTCTTACTTCAGCAAACTTGCAGATAGTTGATCACTCGTAGATCTTACTATTATCTCCTTTCTTCAAGGTGGCACTTATATACTGAGTGCTACCTTTTTTATATGGCATAATTCTTTCCATATCATCAAGAACAATTGCAATATATTTTGATTTTAATAAGAATATATTTCTCTTGTCGTTATCCAATCTTTGTTCGTATTGATAGTTTGTTATTGGTACTGCAATATTTGTAATTAGTCTATCTGTTCCTGTTTCGGAATCATAATATTCTATTTGATAATCGATTGGAATACGAAGACCTTGTGGAACTAATATTATACCATTAGAAGTTGTAATTTCTCTTGACTCATAATGATGGACAGCATTTATTTTTTCATAAGATCCATACTTGTTTAGAAGATATTTATTAAATGCTAACTGAGGAAGAGGCCATTCTGATTGAACATTAGTGATGTTATTAGAAATTAGAACTATCCAATCTAAATTGGAATTAGAATAAAACTTCTCTGCCACTTGATCGGGTCTTTCATCACCAATAATGCTATATTTTTCAAAGTAATTTAAGTCTGAAAAAATATCATCGAGAAGTTTTGTTCTCTTAAAAAGATTTTTTACGTCAATATAATCTCCTAATACTTTATTTTCTTGGGGATTTCTATTAACGTATTTGAAGTTTGGAACTTGTTTGAAGTATGATGACATTTTAGTATCCTATTTCGTCTAAAGCTAAGTCTTTATAATTAACTTGATATATTGGATCCAATTCATTGAATGTTAATGACAGTTCGTATGAAGTCATAGTTCCATCCCCATAAGTCATATAAGTTCCATCTGGTGTATAATTAACACTTACAGATGTTAATGCACAAGTTTTGAATTTATTTAAAGATTTTGCTGATGCTCCTTCATAACGAATTTTAAATACGTCTGGCGCTTTTAAAAATACATTTGACTCGGCTGTATTTACAGCAGATCCTTCTTTAAATTGTCTTATTATTTTTTTAACTATAATTGATTCCTTTGGTCCTCTTGGACTTAATCTAAATGTAAATGAGAATGGTCTTAATGAAGGACCATTAAACAATAAAGATAAGTTTGGATTTAGAACAGATCCAGATGCTCTAGATAACAATCCCTGAACTCCAACTGCTTCTTGAGCAAAATAATATTTCAACATATCTCTATTATTTGTTGTATTCACGGTTTCTTGAAATTTATCTAGACCATCTATGACAACTTCAGAGAATTTTTTGTTACTTAATGCATCCATTGCTAATCTTACACCAAACATTTCTACTGGATTCAGATTTGCTCCACCCCAATCTACGCTATTAGTATCAGATATTCCAGATTGAATTGGTAATATTATTGTGCTACGAGCAGGCCCTGCATGAGGATATGGATCTGTTGGCTCTGCTGCCAATTTTGCTACATAAGGACACCTTTCAAATATTATCCTATCTTGATCATCTCTCATTCCTTCTGGATATTTTAAAAAGGATGCCCCTCCTTCCTTTATTTTTTTATTTTTTTCTTCACCATCATAACGTGTATCATCTGTAGGAGTAGGAAATACTGGAGCTTTATTTGGATCCAAATAATCAGCGGTTGGAGTTGGTTGTGCTTGACCTAAATCTGGAGCTGGTGGAGGACCCAGTAATCCAGGTGTCGGTGGACTTCCTGGTGGAGCAACATTACTCGATACGTCAAATTCACTATTAACTTGTTGATCTGTAGATCCAGTATATTTTTTATATAATACTTTTGCGTCATTTATACTTATATCTCTTAATGTATTTGGTCCAACTGAATTTAATCCTGTTAAGGCACCACTACCTAAAACATATTCATTTCCTTGAGAAGGTGGGTAATATGAATTTCCTAATAGATCTTTAGATTCCGATTTTTTTAATGGAACCCATTTTCCATCAGCACCTAAAACAGCAGATGTAACCCAAACATTAGGCGCTGGTGAATAAAGTTGTGTTGCTTTAGAAGTTCCCTTTTCTGGTACTTGAACATCCAATCCTGTTGTTTGATTTTTTACTTTTAAATTTGATTCATATTCAACTCTTACACTAAAATTGTAATCTTGCCCCCCTATTTTTACTTTTCTTACATATCCAGTAGTTGGCCCATCTAAAGTAACCTTTGACATCAAACTACCTCCAAATCGAGAGGAATGGCAATCTCAATTTTTTGTAGAGTATGTGACATTGATGAGAAGATATTTATAATATATTTATCACTATAAATTCAAATCATCTTCGGTTATTATTTTAAATTCTATCATTCTATCTTCACACCATTCTTTTGCTGCTTTCCATTTAGCACAATTTTTTTCGTATGTAATTGCCTCGTTAATCAAAGTCTTTTTCTTTTTATTTCCTGGAACTGGTGGTCTTGTTTGACGTTTTGGTTTAATTTCTATAAGATATCTTTTTGTGGAATGAAGAATTCTTCACTTCCCCATTCCAAAATGTTTGGGTTCCTATCACAATATCTCATAAATTCAACTTCCCAAGAACTTCTATAAATTATATTTCTAAAGTCTCCTTTATATTTTTCTGGGTTTCTTGGATTGAATCTACCTTGATGATATTTACTTTCTGCCATTTTTCGACTACATAATATATAAGTATTCAATATTTATAAATGGCAGCACCAGCACCAAGTCCAAGAAGTATGTCGGAGATTAAGACTAAAATACTTAATCCTGCCCTTACTTCTCACTTTGAATGCTATTTTAATCCTCCAGATGAAGTTAGAAAATGGTCAGCAAATAAAGCTCTTGCTGGAGCTGGATCTGCATATGAATGGGATACCATAAGTATTCATTGTTCGGAAGCATCTTTACCTGGATCTTCTTTTGTAACTAATGAAGTCATGATTTTACTGGTGTAACAGAAAGATTAGCATATAGAAGATTATATGACGATAGAGCAGACTTCACTTTTTATGTTGATCACGATTATAAAGTAATTAGATTCTTTGAAAATTGGTTATCTTATATTTCAAATGAACAAATTTCTGGATTTGTTGCGCCAAATTATTTTTATAGAATGAATTATCCAGAAGATTATAGATCTGAATCGATTTATATTAAAAAATTTGAGAGAGACTATAACGGAAATTATTTACAATATCAATTTCTTCAGGCATATCCAATCTCTATAAATTCGATGCCAGTATCATATGATTCTTCTAGTCTATTAAAATGTACCGTATCATTTACGTATACTAGATACTTCATTACCACTCAGCAAGGAATGATAACCCAAAATCCTACAGAATACTCTGGAATAGGAAGAGCGGGTAAAGTTAATGTTCCAGAAGGATCTAGGATTGTTGGATCCACAGACATTAATAATTCCGAAAGATTATACGATTACTTAACACCTGATGGACAAATAATACAGGTTATTGATACAATAATTAGGAACAGATAAATAATCACACTGAAATTTCTATAGGACATTATGCCTTTACCTACAATTTCTACGCCGACATATGAGTTGGAACTTCCATCTACTGG